GAGAGAGGCAGCCTATATCAGGAATGCCAAACTTAGCACAACTGATTACACATGGAGCGAGAACGGAAGATCGAGAATGACTTTCGCCACCTTGCTATCTTCGGGGTCTGCTGCTCAGTTCAACAGATTTTCTGCATATGCGAAGTTTACAAACTTCATGTACGGCGGATTCGATGGTACCAACTTCCTCAACAGAGACGCACGTCGTCTCAACGATAAGTCTGTCTCTTTTGAATCGACGGGTGGCGCATCTGTTAACAATACAATCCCAGGCTTCACCTTGAATCCTTCTGGTCAAGACGTCAATAACAACGGTGTCGCATCTTACCTGTCAGCTGTTGACATTATGACGAATCCGCTCACGTCAAATAACAACATACTTGCAATACCTGGTGTCAGGGAGGCTTACATAGCAAATCAGGCCATGCAAAAAGTGAGAGACTACGGTCTTTCAATGTACGTCATGGATTTGCCTTCCTACGACGACAACGGTGCTAGAATATTCGATGATTCTACAGGTAAGCCAAACATCAATCAGACTGCTGCGAATTTTGACAGCAGATCGATAGACAACGATTACACAGCAGTCTATTATCCCGACATCTTCATTGACGATGCAACAAACAGAAGGAAGGTCAAGGTGCCTGCATCGGTCGCAGCACTCGGCGCGCTGGCTTTCAACGACAGAGTGACTTATCCATGGTTCGCACCGGCAGGATTCAACAGAGCAGCTCTTGACTTTGTGTCCAACGTTACAGTCAGACTCGGCGGAGCCGATAAAGACAGACTCTATGAATCTCGCATCAATCCAATAGCATCCTTCCCAAGGCTTGGCTATGTGATCTACGGACAGAAGACTCTCAAGATTAACAAGTCGGCACTCGATAGAGTCAACGTAAGAAGACTCATGCTCGAGATCAAGAGAATAATAATTGGAATCGCTCAGAGAATGGTGTTCGAGCAAAATACCCCTGCAGTCCGTAACAAGTTCGTTGCAGATGCTTCATTCCAGCTTGGCCTCATCCAGACGCAAGCAGGTGTCGAAGCATTCCAGGTCATAATGAACGAATCAAACAACTCACAGGAAGATTACGATTTGAACCGACTCAACGGCAGAATAGTCGTAGTTCCAACTCGCGTGGTCGAATACATCGCTATAGACTTTATTGTCACAAATAGCGGTGTTCAATTCGTCTGAAAAGTGATTCAGACACATAGTTAGAAAGAAATTGGGAGCAGATAAATGGCACAACTGAAATTCGGAAGCGCAGGAGTAACGGCAAGAGAGATCGACATCTCGGGTCCAACTACTCAACAGCCTGTTGGAATACCTGCGGGAATTGTTGGAACTTCTCTAAAAGGACCTGCGTTCGTCCCAGTTACCGTCGGAAATCTTTCTGATTGGTACTCGAAGTTTGGTCAAACTGATGGAAAGAAGTTTGGACCACTTGCCGTAGTGGAGTGGCTCAGGTATGCTCAGTCAGCTACATACTTGAGAGTTCTTGGCGTAGGTGACGGTCGTAAGCGAAATTTGACCACAGGAAAGGTGACTTCTGCAGGATTCGTAGTAGGAGAAAGACTTCCAAGTTCTGACGGGGCCATTTCTTCGAACTCATATGCAGTCGAAGGAGCCAATGCACCTGAAGGACGCCTTTACTTCCTTGGATGCTTCATGTCTGAATCAGCGGGTTCTACATACTTTAGCGAAGCTGGAATTCAAGGCGTTGGTGCGTCAGTTCCTGGGATCACTTCTTCTCTTCCGATAGTCAGAGGCGTTCTCATGGCTCCTTCTGGGGTTCTTCTACGTCTCTCCTCTTCTGTCGGCGGCGTCAGCGATTCTCCCACGTCAACAACACCCGGAACAAACTCTTCTGCAAAGGGAGCTTCAGTCGGATTCGTTGAACTTTCTGACGGATCTAAGCCGAAGCAAGAATTCGTTCTTTTCCTCAACGGACACAAAGGCACAGACACGAGATATCCAAATGTCATAACTGCTTCTTTTGATCCTACGACAAAGAGCAGCTATTTTGCCAATGTCTTCAACACGGATCCTACCAAGATACAAGAGGCAGGTCACTATCTCTACGCAAACTGGGACATTCATCCTACGCTCGCCGTAGTAACAGGCACGGGACTAGTTAAGCCTTCTTACGGTGCTGGTGTCGTAGGTAATGGAAACAAAGAGCCTGCAGCTTTTATCGTCACATCTTCTCTCGGAAGAAACGTCGCAAGCGCAACGGTGCCTGCATATGAATCTTTCGAAGACAGATTCTCTCATGCAGTCTCGCCATGGGTTGTATCTCAAAAATTCGGCGGAAAGCCTCAAAATCTTTTCAGACTGCACGCCCTCGACGACGGATCAGGTGCTTCGACTCAGTTCAAGGTGTCGATCGATAACATCACAGTTTCTAACGATCCCCTCAACAAGTACGGATCGTTCACATTGACGCTGAGATATTGGAACGACAGAGACCAAGACAAGAAAGAGCTGCCAAGAGAAGTTTATTCAGGAGTCAACCTTGATCCTTCTTCTGACCGTTACATAGCAAAAGTGATCGGAGACGTTTACGCTTACTTTGACTTTGATCGTGAAGAATCTGAGCAGAAGCTGGTTGTCGAAGGAAACTATACGAACAGATCGAATTACGTCAGAGTCGAAGTCCACCCAGACGTAGAGAATGGATTCGTCGATCCTTCTTCAATACCGATGGGCTTTAGAGGAATAGATCACCTCGTGACTTCAGGGTCTGCTCCGCTTTCATCTTTTGGAAGCTCAGACAACTCAGTCCTTGATTTCGTAAATGCAGCAAAATCATCTGTGACACCTCCGCTTCCTTTCAGAAGGAAGATAACAACGTCGACAGAGTGGACAGCAACTGAGCAGGTCAACTCTCGCTTCTACTGGGGCGTTCAATTCGAACACCCAGCCTCGCTTACTAAAAAGAACGACAGCGTTATTTCAAACAACTCGCTGAAGTCTTTCTCCAGGTTCTTCCCGTCTTTCGCAGCGACAGAAGCGAAATTCATCACAGGAAGCAACCCAGGTCAACCCGACAGCGCTGATCTCGGAATTTTGGATTCGGATAGATTCTGCAACAACTTCTTCTCTCTCGAGAACATTCAGGTTGTCACAGGATCGAACACGCTGGCTGATCCTAACAAGTGGGTCCACGCAGTATACTCTCGAAACGGAGCTACGGTCAATGCAGCAGAGATTGCTGCAAGGTCGCCTGGCGATGAGAACAAACTGAGATTCTTCAAGGTCGAAGACATCGGCTCTAACAAGCAGTTTGCTAAATTCTCCTTCCTCATGCAAGGAGGATTCGACGGAACAAACATCTTCAACACAGACGAATCTGAGATCAACAACGCAGCGGTCTCTGCTGACATGGTCGTCTCAAATCAGCGTGCTGACAAGCCTGAAGAAGGACCAAACGTTCGCACGTACCTCAAGGCCCTCGACGTGATGAAGAACACAACAAACGTCGACATCCAGCTCCTCGCGATCCCAGGCATTCGCGAGCCCATCGTCACCGACGCCGCCACACTCGCCGTGGAGGAGAGGTTCGACGCTCTCTACGTCATGGACATCGAGCAGGTCGACGAGAACAACGAAGCCGTCAAGTCGGAGACTCAGCTTCCCTCAGTCCTCAAGACTGTCGACACATTCGTCAACAGATCGGTCGATTCGTCCTTCGCAGCGTCATACTTCCCCGACGTTCTCTATAGAGACCCAACGGGAAAGAACGTCTACGCTCCTCCCTCGGTTCTCGTCCTCGGCGCCCTCGCCCTCAACGACAGCGTCGGTCACCCGTGGTTCGCTCCTGCAGGATTCACCAGAGGCGCGCTTCCACAGGACGCCCTCGAGCCCCGCGTCGCTCTATCTCAGGGCGACATGGATCGCCTCTACGACGTCTCAATCAACCCGATCGTCGCCTTCGCTGGTGGACCTCAGTCGGGTACGAACCCACGCGGCGGCGTGGTAGTCTGGGGTCAGAAGACGCTTCAGGTCGCAGCTTCAGCTCTCGACAGAGTCAACGTCCGCCGTCTCCTCATCGACATCCGCCGTCAGGTCCGCGACATCGCTCAGACGATCCTCTTCGAACCGAACCGTGAGGCAACACTCGCACGCTTCTCAGCCGCGGTCACCCCACGTCTCCAGAGAATCCAGCAGCTCAGCGGTCTCGAGAGGTTCAAGGTGGTCATCGACTCCTCGACAACTACGCAGGACGACATAGAAAACAACACAATTCGTGGTAAGATATTCGTACAGCCCACGAAGAGCATTGAATTCGTCTCGCTTGACTTCGTGGTTGCAAACAACCTTCAGCAGATTCAGTGAGGAATAAATGAGAATAACACGCCAACAGTTAACTGACCTTATTAACGAAGAGATTTCCTCGGCCCTCCTGGAGCGTCAGAACAGGCGCCTCCTGGAGGACAGGATGGATCCGATGGACACAGAGGAAGAGGGACCCATGTCAGTCGACGACCTCGTGGATTTCGCTCGTGCCTATGCCGCTCTTTCCCGCGAAGACAGAAAAAATCTCGACATGATCCTCGACGGTAGAGGCGAGAGCGTGACAGTCGAAGAGGTCGAAGACCTTCAGGCAGCGCTCAGCCACTTCCACTCGGGATTGGCCGATTATCTCAAGGACGCCCGCGAGGCGGCTCAGACGTACACAGACGAGGACGACGACGGCACTTTTGCCGCTGCAGTCAGAATGAACCGCTGATTAGGCCTCTAAGCAATCGGAAAGGATGGGTCAGGAAGAGATTCCTGACCTTTCTATATTTCCATCGTGTAGACTATGTTTTCGCAACCCCATATCTTCACGACACCTGCAGCCTCTGCAACTGCTGCTTCTGTCAGACCGTTCTTCGAGTCAGCCTTGTACTTGAATCTGTTGAAACGATTCGTGAAGTCCGTCCACCAAAAACGTGGCGGCGTCTTGCTGACTGCCTTGAAACCTGCCTTCTCGTAACCCTCTCCTGCTCCACCGAGTCGAGTGTCCACGTAAGTCATCAGATTCTTGATGCCTTCTTTCCTACATTCTTCTACCAAGGTCTTCATGAGACGACTGAGACCTCCTTGCACATTGCAGCCCTTCTTTGGGCAACATCTCGCGACTTCCATTGTTGACTCTCGTTTATGGAACGGCTTTCTGATCGACGCTGCATAGACTATCGATTCTTCATAAACTAATCCCCAAGCCCGCGCCGCCGCAGTGTCGCCGTCGATGTGGTTTTCTTCAAAGAAGGATTTTCTCTCCTGAGGAGTCAATTCCCTCACAGAGCACTTTCGTGCCCCCATTTTGTTAGGAGACATGCCGAGGCGGGAGAGTATCATGGACTTGACTATCTCTGACTTTTCCCTCCACTCGTCCTCAAACACGTGCATCAGACTTATCCCTGAACGTGCTGCAGCCGCGGTCTTATTGGAGTGGTATAACGTCGATCTGTTCGCGTGAGAATGCCAATAGAGGCCGTTGTACTCGACGGCAAAAGACGATCCTATCGCGTGTATGTCGAGCTCGAGACCGTTGTCGAGAGATGATCTGTCGTTCCTCTTCACTTCGACCCCTA